CCCTCTGCCTGAGCAAGGACATCATCGAGACCCGAGCCTTTGACGATGGCAACTGCAACAACTTCGCCGTCGCCAGCAGCAAGGAATACCTCAACGGCGCCTACCTCGACAACCTGCTCGAGGACGTGAACGGCCCCAACGCCTTCCTGACCACGGAGCTCGACCTGACCACCGACGACGGCCTGAAGGACTACGGCACCTGCACCGTCACCATCTTCCTGCTGACGGTCGACCAGTACCGGCGCAACCGCGACGTCATCCCCAACGCAGACGACTGGTGGTGGCTCTCCACCGCCTTCAGCACGAAGTCTAACGGCTACGAGTCACTCGCCCGCCGCGTCTACGCCGATGGCACTCTGGACTGGGACGGCGCCTACTACGGCAGCCTCGGCCTGCGCCCCGCTTGTTATCTGGACTCCGATCTCCTGATCTCCGTCGAGGACGACGAAGCCACAGACGACGTCACGCCGGAGCACGCCGGCGAGATCATCGCGGCGCTGGCCGAGCAGTTCGGCGGCACCTTCGCCACCGAGGAACAACTGACCACGGCCCTCTCGTTTATGCTCGGCACCCTGAGAGCCGCCCGCGAGAAGGAGGCCCGGCATGAGTAACCTCTCCACCCTGTTCGACCGCTACAAGGCCCTCGTCGTGTTTGATACCGAGACCAGCGGCCTCGACTTCGACAACGACCAGATCATCGAGCTCGCCGCCCTGCGCGTGGAGCGCACGGCCACAAGCGGCCTGCGGATCGCCGGCAAGATGGACACCTTCATCAAGCTGCCGGAGGGCGAGACCCTCCCGGAGAACATCGTCAGCCTGACCGGCATCACCGACGAGCGGCTCCAGACCGAGGGCGTGCAGCCGGTCAAGGCAGCCGGCCAGATCGCCAAGCTCATGCAGAACGGCCCGACCCTGATGATCGCCCACAATGCACAGTTCGACGCCTGTTTCCTCCGTGGCCTGCTCCGAGGCCAGAAGGTCGGCCGGATCGACTGGCTGGACAGCCTGACGGTCTACAAAGACCGCAGGGCCTACCCGCACAAGCTCGCCAACGCGATCATCGCCTACGACCTCACCGGCAAGGTACAGAACAGCCACCGCGCCATCGACGACGTGCTGGCCCTGTTCGAGGTGCTGAAGGCGATGGACGACGAGCGCGAGGATCTCGGCAGCTACGTCAACCTGTTCGGCTACAACCCCAAGTACGGCGTCAGCGGCCGCCGGATCGTGGGCGTCAGATATGAGCCGCAGAGCTTCAGCAAGGGCCTGACTCGCCCGGAGCAGACGCTCCCGGCCCGCGTGGCGCGGAGGTGACAGCATGAGCCCGGAGATCACGATCACGAGCGAGGAGCTGCGCGAGCGCGTCGAGGATCACCTCGACCGCTGGATCCCTGACGACGTCTGGAACCGTGCCGAGCCCTACGCCCGCCACAAAAACGAAGTAAACCGGCAGCGGCACCCCGAGATTGACTACTACGACAACGACTACCTCGTGCTGCTGACCGCTGACACCGTCCGAGAGACCGAGTTCAGCGACCTCACTCACGCCCTCTGTGATCTGACCGTCGCACGGGCTCAGTGAAAGGAGAAACCAATGGAAACCACAAAAGAAAGGGCCGCCCGTTGCGACCGGGCGACCCATGCGAGAAGATCCAGCAGCCTGCCAGCATACGGATCCCGCACCGCAAGTATAACACGCCGGCGCCGCCGTGCCAAGAGGAAAGCCCTGAGAGCTGCCACGCTGGCCGCTGCCGTCCTTCTGCTGGGCGGCATCTCTGTGGCAATCTTCACCACCCCGGCCGGCAGCAAGCAGGAGACCAACATCCTGCCGCCGACCACCACCGTCGGCACATACATCCCGGACACCTCCGCACCGGCCGCTGAGACCGTGGAGCCGACCGAGCCCGCCGTGCGCTACTCTCTGACCGACGCCGAGCGCGACGTCGTCGAGCGCGTGGTCATGGCCGAGGCCGGCGGGGAGTCCTTCGAGGGCCAGATGCTCGTCGCTCAGTGCATCCTCAACGCAGCCGAGAAGCGCGGCGTCGATCCCTCTGAGGCCGTCGTCCTTTACAGCTACACCAAGAGCCGGCCGGATCCCACACAGCGCGTCAAGGACGCCGTCGCGGCCGTGTTTGACCGAGGCGAGACCGTCGTGGACGAGCCGATCCTCTACTTCTACAACCCCGCCCTCGTAACCAGCGACTTCCACGAGAGCCAGATCTTCGTCATCGAGGAAGGCGGGCACCGTTTCTTTGCAGAAAGGAGTACCAGATGAAACACCTCACCGAAATGAAGCCGGGCGAGACCCTGCACCTCCGCAGCGGCCGCGACCTCGAGCTCGAGAGCGTCACCCCTGTCACCTGCGGCGTGATGCTCACCTTCAACGTCACCGAAAGAAAGGAGCACAACAATGAGCGATAAGACCACCGCGGCCCTCGCTGCCGAGCAGGCAGACACAGAGGCCACCACCACGCAGGAGGCCGAGCTGCTGCCTGCTGCCACGCTGGACGAGCTGGAGCAGGTCGACCTCGGCACCGTCGCAGAGGGCGAGCGCGCCCCGTTCCGCATTACCGACGACCGCTGCGCCGACTGGGCCATCCGCAAGATCGCCGACGAGCGCAGCGAGTACGACCGCCTGAAGGCTCTGGCCGACGAGCAGATCGCGGCCATCAACGAGAAAGTCGCCGCCGCCCGCAAGCGCATGGAGAACGGCACCTCGTACCTCACGAGCTGTCTGGCTGACTTCTTCGCCACCGTCCCCCACAAGGAGACCAAAACGACGGAGAAGTACCGCCTCCTCTCTGGCACCCTGACCTTCAAGAAGGGCACCACCAAGACCAAGCTCGACGAGACCAAGCTGGTGCCATGGCTCAAGGCCAACGGCTACGGCGAGCTCGTAAAGGTCGAGGAGTCGACCCGCTGGGCCGACCTGAAGAAGCTGCTCAGCTACACCGGCGACATCGCAACCCTGACCGAGACCGGCGAGATCGTGGAGGGCGTCACCGTCTACGAGACCCCGGGCATCTTCACGGTCGACGTGTAAGGAGGCACCGATATGGCAGAAACCAAGAAAACCGAGGCGGCCGCTGCTGCGGCCCCTCCTGAAGCCGCCTGCCTGACGCTCCGGCAGAAGCTCGTCGAAATGCGAAAAGCCTGCCCGGAGATCGTAAAGAAGCAGCACAGCGACGGCGTCAGCTACAAGTACGCCAAGATCTACGACGTGTGGGAGAAGATCACCCCCATAATGAACGAGCTCGGCGTCGACTTCGACGTCATCAGCGAGCAGGCCACGCGCCACGCCGAGAACGGCGACCCGGTCTACTGGATCACCATGCAGACCAAGACCCGCAACGGCGACAAGCTCATGTTCCTCTACGAGGCCGACCTGACGATCCGCTGGCTGAACCTCGACAACGACGACGAGACCATCGAGGCCACCGTCCACGCCGTCGGCTGGAACGATGACCCCGCCAAGGCCAAGGGCGCGGCCCACACCTACGCCCTGAAATACTACCTTTTCGAGAAGTTCACCGTCGACCAAGGCGAGGACGACCCCGACAACAGTGACTTCGGCGCGCAGGGCAAAGGATCCGGCGCTGGAGGCCGCCAGCAGGCCACGCAGGGCCGTCAGGGGCAGAGCTCCGGCCGTCTGAGCGACGCGCAGCTCGCACGCCTCTACAAGAAGGCAGAGGCCGCGGGAATGACCAAGGAGCGCACCAACGCCCGGATCGTGGAGAAGTACAAAAAGCAGGATCCGGCCGCCCTGACCCGCCAAGAGTACGACGAGATCTGCACGTCCCTCGACAACGCGGCCGCACAGCATAACCAGCAAGGAGGAAACGCCTAATGTATAACCACACCGGCCTCCAAGGCCGTCTAACCGCTGACCCTGAGCTCAGGTACACGCAGCAGGGCACGGCGATCACCAGCTTCACCCTCGCCAGCGACACCGGCCGCAAGACCAAGGACGGCAAGAAGATCACCAACTTCATCGAGTGCGTCGCATGGCGCGCACAGGCCGAGTTCGTCTGCAAGTACCTGAGCAAGGGCCGCCTCGTCCTCGTCGAGGGCGAGCTCACGAGCCGCAGCTACGAGGACAAGGACGGAAACCGCCGCAAAGCCGTCGAGATCACGGTCGACTCCGTCCACTTCTGCGACAGCAAGAAGGACGGCGGCCAGAGCTCTGGCAGCGACTTCGCCGATCCGGGCTATTCTGAGGGCTCCGGCGACTTCACGGAGATCGAGGACAATGGCGACCTTCCATTTTAACCTGACCGCCGGACGACCGGCAGACGACCAAAAGCAGGCCACAAACAAACGACCACAGAAAGGAGGTGACGACCGTGGCATGGCTGCAAGTGCATCAGACACTCAAGGATCACCGCAAACTGTTCGACGCTGCTGACCAGCTCGAAGTCGAGCCGCCGCACATGATGGGGCTGCTTGTCTCGTTCTGGCTGTGGGCCCTCGACAACGCCCCGACCGGCAGCCTCGTCGACATCACGCCGCGCATGATCTCGCGGGCCGCTCAGTGGGACGGAGACCCCGAAAAGCTGGCGAAAACGCTGATCCGGGCGGGCTGGATCGACGAAAAAGAGGATGGGACGCTCGAGATCCACGACTGGTACGAGTACGCCGGCAAGCTGATCGACCAGCGGCAAGCTGAGAAAGAGCGCTCCCGCAGTCGCCGGGCTGCTGCTGCGGCGTCTGCCGACGCCTCGCCGGACGACCAAACGCCGACCGCAGGACGACCGGCAAACAGCCGCAAGAAAGCCGGAGGCAGAGTAGACCAGAGTAGAGAAGATAAGACAAGAGAAGGTAGTACACCCCCTTCCCCCTCTGACGAGGGGAGTGACGGCGGCACGAAGTCGCTCGTCGAGGCCAGATTTCTCGAGTTCTGGAAAGCCTACCCGAAAAAAACCGGCAAGCAGTACGCTCTGAAGGCGTGGAACAAAATCAAGCCCACCGCTGAGCTCCATGAGAGGATCATGCAGGCGGTCGACGCTCAGAAGCGGAGCGACCAGTGGCGCCGGGAGAACGGGCGCTACATACCGAACCCGAGCACATGGCTCAACGGCGGCTACTGGGACAACGAGGAGGTGAACGAAGGTGCAGAAAATCAGCGAGATCCTGAACAGCCCGACAGCTCCGGCCGAGACTGGGGTAAGGGCTTCAAGCCGGCCGACGACGAGTGACGCCGGTAACTGGATCTGGAGCAACGACGAGCGCCTCACCGGCCGTCCCGGAGTCCCTGAGCCCGTCCCTTGCGAGTTCTGCGGCGCCCTGCGCTACCACAAGGGCATCCAGCTCGGCAACCGCATCCTCTGGCCTCCATACGGAGCCGAGCGATGCACCTGCCCCGAGGCCGTGGCTGCCTATGAGAAGGCGAAGGCAGAGCGCGAAGCTGCTGAGGCCGCAGCCGCCAAGGCTGAGGAGGAGAAGAAAATGCGGGATCGCATCAAGCGCATCGTCGGCGAGTCAGGCATGGGCGACCGTTTCCTGCGGCGCACCTTCTCCACCTTCCAGCTCACCGACGACAACAAGCGAGCAGCGGCAGCCGCCCGGCGCTATGCCGAAGGCTTCGACGCCATGCTGCCGCAGCCCGGTCGTCAGGAACCCGGCCGCAACGGCCTGTTTATCGCGGGCCCGCCGGGCACCGGCAAGACCCACCTCGCCGCTGCCATCGCCAACCACCTGATCGCGAAAGGCAAGCCGGTCATCTGCATGACGATGATCGACCTGCTGGAGCGCATCAAGCGCACCTACTCCGCGACCGGCGGCAGCGAGAGTGACGTCCTGAAGATCTACAAGACCGTCCCGCTCCTCGTGATCGACGACATCGGCAAGGAGCCGCCGACCGAGTGGGCGATCTCCACGGTCTACAACATCATCAACGGCCGCTATGAGGCATACCTGCCGACCATAGTGACCACCAACTACGACACCGAGGCCCTGATCGACCGCATGACGCCGCGAGAAAGCCACGACAGCATGACGGCCCGGGCCACCATCGACCGGCTCATGGAAATGTGCAGAGGCATCACCCTCACCGGCCAGAGCTGGCGCTCACGATAGGAGGAACAACATGAAAAAGGTTTACATCTGCTCCCCGTGCCGCGGGGACTACGAGAACAACATCCAGCGCGCCAAGGAGTACAGCCGCGCGGCCGTGGAGAAGGGCGTCATCCCCGTCACCCCGCATATCTATCTCACGCAGTTCATGGACGACAACGTCCCCGAGGAGCGTGAGCTGGCCCTGAAGATCGGCAGCGAGCTGGTGCTCGGCTGCTCCGAGCTGTGGGCCTTCGGCATCGACCACCCTTCGGCCGGCATGGCCGCGGAGATCGAGCTCGCCAAGGCGCACGGCATCCCCGTCCGCAACGGCTTCGAGGCCATCAGCGAGCTGAAACCCGACGAGGAGCCCGAGGACAAGCCTGACATCGGCAGCGTGACGCTGCACCTGCCCGCCTTCAAGGCGATGGCCGTCTGCAACCAGCACCTCGACCACGGCCCCATCAGCATCGAGCTGGATGGCAGCGTCATCCTCGAGCTCGCCGACCGCCTGATCTCCGATCCGGGCGTCCACATCGAGATCGGAGGCTGAACGCCGTGACGAAGTACGACCCGAGAAAGAACGCGGAGGGCTACAACGACCCGACGCCCTACGCAGCCGAAAAACACATGATGGCGCAGATCCGCGGCAAGCAGGCCAGAGTCGCCGGCGGCTACTTCGAGAATATCATCTCGGCCTCGTGCGACTACTACCTCAGCCGCGGCCTCGCCAAGATCGAAAAGACGCCGGAGCCCATGAAGCCCCTCGGCGCCAAGAACCGCAAGGGCCAGTTCCTCGCCTGCTATACCAAGCAGGCCCAGCCGGACTATGGCGGCACCCTGAAGGGCGGCCGGAGCATCTACTTCGAGGCCAAGCACACCGACGACGAGCGCATCGAGCAGCGCCGGCTCACTCAAGAGCAGCAGGACGACCTCGAGGCCCATCACAAGCTCGGCGCCATCGCCTTCGTGCTCGTCTCCGTGAGCCTGACGGACTTCTACCGCGTGCCGTGGCCCGTCTGGCGCGATATGGCCGAGATCTACGGCCGCAAGTACATGACGCACGCAGAGCTCTCCCGCTACGAAGTACCGGCGACGGCCGGCTTCATCAAGTTCCTGCACGGCATCGAGTCGGAAGTGCTCGGAAAGGAGGCAACAACGTGATCCCGTTCCCGGATAAGAAATACAGCATCATCTACGCCGACCCGCCGTGGAGTTACAGTGACAGCGGATGCTCGGGCGCGGCTGCCGCGCAGTACGCGACCATGAGCATCAACGAGCTGAAGCAGCTCCCCGTCAACCCTGCGGGGGGGGGTATAGCTGCTGACGACTGTGTGCTCTTTATGTGGGCTACATACCTGAAGATGCAGGAGGCCCTCGACCTGATCGAGGCGTGGGGCTTTAAATACAAGTCGATCGCCTTCCAGTGGATCAAGCAGAACCGCAGCGGAAACGGCTACTTTTTCGGCCTCGGCCGCTGGACTCGAGGCAATACCGAGCCCTGCCTGATCGCCATCAAAGGCAAGCCGAAGCGCATCAGCGCCGGCGTCGGTCAGCTCGTGTTCTCGCCGCTGCGCAGGCATAGTCAAAAGCCTGCCGAAGTGCGCGACAAGATCGTCGAGCTGATGGGAGACCTACCCCGCATCGAGCTTTTTGCCCGAGAAGCCGCCCCGGGATGGGACGTGTGGGGCAACGAAGCGCCGACGCCTGAAGTCAAGGACGCGCCAGTCGACAGCGTCGAGCTGGCCGGAAAGGAGGAAACACATGAACCAGACAACCAAAGAGACCCGGCGCCGCAGCTATGACGCCGTACTCCCCAAGCGGGCCGCCCGCTGCCGCCTGATCCTCGAGACCCTCGGCAACCGTGAGCTCACGGCCAGCGAGATCACTGAGGAGCTCGTCGCAGCCGGCCGGATCCCGTACTTCAACCGCAACTACGTCGCCCCTCGGCTAACAGAGCTGAAGGAGATCGGGATCCTCACGACGGTCGGCCGCCGTAAGGCCACCCGCTCGGACGCCACCGAGGCCGTGTGGGCCAGAGTGGAGCCTTCAGGCCCCACGGGCCAGACGGCCGCAGCCTACGCAGACAACCCGACCGAGGCCGAGCAGATGACACTCGGATCGGCCACCTGAGAGGAGGGCCAGCATGGAACGTCTGACCCACGAGAGAGTCAACGGCATCAAGACGGGCTACTGGAGCGCAGCCACCAAGGAGGTGCTCGTCCAGAAGCTCGCCGCCTATGAGAACACGGGCTATGAGCCCGACGAGATCCGCGCAGCCATTGAACAGGCTGCCAAGAACAGCGAAACCAAGACCGCGACCATCATGGCCGAGTGCATCGCCGGAGCGATGAAGGACACGCTCGAGAAGTATGGCACGGCCGGCAGCGGAAAGAAAGGAGAAACCCCATGAACGAACAGAACCAGCGCGACAGCATCATGTCGATGGCCCGCGGCGCCTTCGAGGAGCGCGTCGACTATGAGATGGACAAGGTGATCCAGAACATCCTCGACCCCAACACGAAGGCCACGGCCAAGCGCAAGATCACCCTCACCATCGAGCTGACCCCGGACGACGAGCGCCGCACCATCGGCGTCTCCGTGACGGCCAAGTCTACGCTCGCAGCCACCAACCCCGTCGCCACGGCCCTCTATGTCACCTCTGACGGCAACGGCGAGCTCGTCGTCGCTGAGATGGTGCCGCAGGTGCCCGGCCAAATGAACATGGACGGCACGCAGCAGGAAGCCCCGAAGCTCCTGAAGCTCGTCCAGCACGGATAAACACCCACAACACAGAACAAGGAGGACAACACAATGCTCGCAAAAATGATCGACAAAATCGTCAGCCTGAAGGAGACCAAGATCTTCGAGATCGGCGGCCAGACCTACGCCGACGCATCCCTCACCCGCATCCCGCCGCACGTCGACCGCCCTGACTGCATCAGCGTCAGCGGACTCGATAGCATCTGCAAACTGATCCGCACCGAGCTCGAGAAGGTCGGCACGACCATCATGGTGCAGGTCAAGAGCAACGACACCGTCGAGGTGATGACCACCTACCTGAGCGACTTCTCCCGCAACACGCTCTACCGCGCCAAGGCTGACGCCCCGGGCCTGTACACCGGCTTCAGAGGACGCGAGGTAGCTCTGATCGAGCTGCGGAGCCTCTGCATCCCCAACGAGGGCACGGCCTACCTGCTCGACCTGCTGAGTCGCATGACCAACGAGAACAGCGTCAGCACCAACGACAACGGCGTCACGCAGACCGTCGAGGCACGTCAGGGCGTCGCCCTCAACGCGGTCGTCGAGATCAAGCCTCGCGTCATGCTGCGGCCGTTCCGCACCTTCCTCGAGGTGGAGCAGCCCGAGAGCGAGTTCCTGCTGCGCGTGGATCCCGACGAGGGGATCGGCTTCTTCGAGGCTGACGGCGGCATCTGGAAACTCGAGGCCAAGAAGAACATCGCCGACTACTTCCTGAAGAACATGGGCGATCTGATCGACGCCGGCAAGGTCGTCGTCATGCAGTAAATGGAGTGCCGGGCGGGCTCCGGCCCGCTCGGCTTTTCTGAAAGGAGCAGCACCGTGAAAGAATACGAAACCCTCACCCGTGAGAAGGTCGACGTCGTGCCCTTCGGCTGCGGTATGCCGGAGACCCACCTGATGCAGGACTGGAGCGACAGGATGCTCGACCTGATCCTGAACGGGCCCACCATCAACGGCATCAAGAAGGACGAAGTGCGGGCCATGCTGCGCGAGACCTACACGGCCCTGAAGCAGTACGAGAAGATCGGCCCGATGGCCTCGCCCTTCATCAACGACCCGACAGCCATCGTGGCCCGGGCCTTCTCTGAGCTCTACCCCGGCGTCGAGTACGTCGCGCAGTACGTCCCCGACCTGCGGGACGAGACCAACGGCACCGCCTACGGCCTGACAATCTTTCCCGACGACGGCAGCACACCGATCGTCTGCATCTCGGCCGAGGCGCCCATCAGCGCCGCCCCTGAGCTGCTGGCGCACGAGCTGGCCCACGTCGCCACCCCGGAGGACACGGAGCACGGCGAGAGCTGGAGCGCAGCGTCGGAGGCCATATTCAAGAAGTACAACGAGCTCCTCGACACCATGATCCCCGACGAGCCTGAGCCCATCCTCTCGCCCCACCAGCCCGGAGACGGCGGGATCCTCACCATGCCGTTGCGCGATAACGTCCCGGAGCCTCCGACGGACGACTGGCAGCTCACCACCTGCCCCGTCTGTGGCGCTGAGTGCTGGCAGACAGACACGGCCCGCCGGATCCTCACACTGGAGCCTGACGTCCGAACCGCCTGCACAGCCTGCGCACTAAAGGGGCTCGGAAAATAATACTGGAGGTAATACATGAACAACGAAAGAAACAACACGACGGCCGGCGGGATCGGCTTCTGCGGCCTTCTCGCCGTCGCCTTCATCGTCCTGAAGCTCACCGGCGTCATCAACTGGAGCTGGCTGTGGGTACTGGCCCCGATCTGGATCCCGACCGCCATCTCCCTCGCCATCATCGTGATCGTGCTCGTGGCCATACTGGTCAGAGAGCTGACGAAGGGAGGCCGCCCGTGATGACCACGGAGGAACGCCGGGCCCTGCTGGATCGTGCGATCACGACCTACGGCGCGCCGGCACAAATGGACATGGCCGTCGAGGAGATGGCCGAGCTGACCAAAGCCCTCTGCAAGGTGAAGCGCGTGAGCTGCGCCGCAGAGGCGAAGGCTGCACTCGAGAACGCGGTCGAGGAGATGGCCGACGTCCAGATCATGCTCGACCAGCTCCGCATCATCTTCCACCGATCCACCGAGGAGGTCGAGGAGGCGAAACTGGAACGGCTGAAAAACCGTCTTGACGGCCGAAACAACTGGCGGGGCTCCAGCCTCCACAAGTGGATTGAAAATCAATTCTCAGCAGGAGGTGACGGCCATGAATAAACCACAGCCGCAGACCGGCCCCGAGATCGAGGAGTACAGCACCACGGCCACGCCGAAGGCATACGCCGGCAGCGTCCCCGTGTTCTGTGCACACGACGCCATCGTCCCGCTGAAGGATCTGCGGCCCAATCCAAAGAACCCCAACCAGCACCCGCCGGAGCAGATCAAGCTCCTCGCCTCTATCATCCGGGCGACCGGCTGGCGCGCCCCGATCACCGTCAGCAAGCGCAGCGGGCTCGTCACCAAGGGCCACGGCCGTCTCATGGCCGCGCAGCTCGACGACCTGACCGACGCCCCGGTCGACTATCAGGACTACGCAAGCGAGGCCGAGGAGCTGGCCGATCTGACGGCTGACAACCGCATCGCGGAGCTCGCCACCACTGACAACAAGATGCTCGCCGAGGTTTTCGCCGACATCGACACCGGCGAGATCCCGTTCATGCTCAGCGGCTACACCGAGGAAGAATACGGCAATCTTGTCACGGCTCTGTCCGAAGCTCTGCATGATGACGAGTCGGAAAAGGAGGACGGCGACACCGAGCCCGAGGCGCCGCCAGAGGAACCATTCACCGAACCCGGCGACCTCTGGCTACTGGGAGACCACCGGCTTTACTGCGGTGACAGCCTGAAGATGGGCGACGTTCAGAAGGCAACCGACGGGCAGCGCGCCGACCTCGTTTTCACCGACCCGCCATACGGCATGGGAAAAGAGAGCGACGGCGTCCAGAATGACAACCAGAACCAGAACGATCTCCTCGAGTTCAACAAGAAGTGGATTGCGCTCAGTTTCTCGATCCTGAAGGAAAACGGGAGCTGGTACTGCTGGGGCATCGACGAGCCGCTCATGGATATTTACGCCTTCATCCTTCGGCCGATGATCGCCGCGAACCAGATCACGTTCAGAAACTACATCACATGGGCGAAGCACTCAGCCTTCGGCGTCAACAGCGAGCTCATGCGGAGCTACCCGAGGGAAACCGAGAAATGCCTCTTTGTTATGTGCGGCGTCGAAGGCTTCAACAATAACAAAGACCATTTCAACGACGCATACGAGGCGATCCTCGATTATATGGTCGGAGAGGCTCAGAAGGTCGGACTCAAGGCCAAGCAGCTCACGGAGATCACCGGCGTTCAAATGTGGGGGCACTGGTTTAGCAAATCGCAGTTCACGCCGATCCCGGAGTGGCACTACAAAAAGCTCCAGCAGGCGTTTAAGGGCCGAGCATTCAGCCTTCCACACGATCAAGTGATGAAACTGCGCAACAAGCCGTCCGAGGCATACCAGAGCATGAAAGCAGAAGCGATGGAGCTGCGCGCCTTCTTCGACAACACACACAACAGCAGCGACGAGCACGACATAATGACCGATGTGTGGCGTTTCCCGATCACAAACACAGCAGAAAGAGACGACGCAGGCGGGCACGCAACGCCGAAGCCGATCGCACTGTGCGAGCGGGCCATTCTGAGCAGCAGCCGGCCGGGCGAGCTCGTGGTCGACTTCTTCGGAGGCTCAGGCTCGACGCTCATAGCCTGCGAGAACACCGGGCGAACCTGCGCCATGATCGAGCTCGAACCCAAATGGTGCGACGTGATCGTGCGGCGCTACATCAAAACAACTGGAGACAATAACGTGCGCTGCGTCCGTCAAGGCCAAGAGCTACCGCGCGAGGAGATCGCTGCGATCTTCGAGCCTGACGAGGAAGGAGGTGAGCAGGAGTGACGCCCTGACATAATGAGCGAGAAGCCGATCACACAACGGATCAAGGACAGGCTCGCGGCCTACACCGCCATGCTGAGGGACATCGACAACCAGCTCGAACGCCTCGACCGCATGGAGATGACGATGGCCTCACCGCCCGGCCCTGATCTGACAGGTATGCCACGCGGATCCGGCACACCATCCGACCGCACCGGCATGATGGTGGAGCGGAAAATGGAGCTCGAGGAACAGATCGACCGGCTCAAGGCTGAGGAGAAGCAGGAGCGCAACGCCATCGAGGGCCTGATCCTCCAGCTCTCCGACCCCGACGAGCGCGCCGTCATCCGGCTGCGCTACTTCGACCGGGCTGACTGGGAGAGCACCTGCGGCGTCCTGTTCGGTGATCGGCGGGACTACGTCGACAGAGTGGACGCCTACCAGAACAGGACATACAAGATCCACGGCCGCGCCCTGCTCAACCTCGCCGCAGTGCTGGACGAGATGGAGCCGACTGCCTGAGCTGCGGCAGTAAAACGCAGTAAAAGGAACAAAAGGGAAGTAAAAGGAATTGAAAAGCAGTAACGCCCCGTGCTATTCTATATCCTGCAAAAGACCGCCGGACACACGGGCAACGCCGTGACAATTCCGAGCGGCTGACCAGAGGAAAACCAAATAACAACCGACGGCAAGAGGCCGACGGGCGAACCAACGCCCGCCGTTCTCTTTTTGCATATTCAGGAGGTGACAACAACGGCAAAGACAACCATCACCATGCAGGTCGAAAACTTCCAAAAGCTCATGGACACCGTCGCACAGATCGACGAGCAGGGCCGCAAAGCTGTGAAGGCCACCGTCCGCGACGTTAAGGCAAGAGCGCCGAGCTGGATCGCTCAGGAAGTCACATCGGTCTACAACATCAAGAAGGGAGAGATCATCCCGTCCGGCAAGAACAGCAGCAAGCCGAAGAAGATGGCGGGCAGCGTCAGCGTCTCAGGTGAGACCATCGAGGAGCTGACCATCACCTATTCCGGCCGACTGCTCACCCCCGTGCACTTCGGTATGACACCAAAGACCGCCCCACCGGGAAAGAGCTACACGCTGCGGATGCAGGTGGTCAAGGGGCAGAAGAAGGTCATCGGCCGCTATCTGAACACCCGCACCCCGGGCGGCCCGTACTCCGAGCGATCGCACAATATCCTCATGGGGACGGGCAACACCAAGGCCGGCGGCGTCAGCGCCATTCCATTCCAGAGAATGAGCCGGACACGCACCGACATCAAGAAGTTTACCACCATCTCGGTGCCGTCCATGATAACCAGCGAGCGCACCAATGAGAAGATCCTGAAGCGACTCCAAGACGAGACAGCAAAGCGACTCCAGCACAACCTCGACAGAGCCCTCGGGAAATAGCCCACAGCGGCGCACAGGGCGTCCCACCAAGACGCCCGGCACCGAGCCCACCAGAACAACACCAGACACGCACAGAGCGCAGCGCAGCGCCCCGCAGACGCCTCCACGCGCGCACCGACGCGCCGAAGGTACTGTGACGCGCCTCTCTGGCCTGCGGTGCTGGCGAGCCCAAAAAACGCGCAGCCGGGAAAAATTTTTTTCGGGCCGTTTCGTTTCGCCCGAGCGGCAGAAAGGAGGGAACGCCATGCCGAACCCAACCAACAACAAGCTCGTCGACAGCAAGACCATCGCGGCCCTGTTCGACATGACGCCCCGCCGAGTGCAGCAGCTCACCAAGGATGGCGTCATCGCCGCGGTCAAGGAAGGCAACGCCAACCGCTATGACCTGCTGCCGACGATCCAGAGGTACATCCGATACCTGACGGCCAAGGCCAACGGCCGGGAGCCGTCGAAGAAGGACAGCGAGATCGAGGGCCGACGTCTGGAGGCTGAGGCTGACCTCAAGCGCAGCAAGGCAGACATCGCCGCCCTCCAGCTCAGTGAGCTCGAGGGCACCATGCACCGCAGCGAGGACGTCGAGGCTGTGATGACCGACCTCGTCTACAATATCAGGTCGATGCTCGTGGCCCTGCCGGGCCGTCTGGCCGTCGACGTCACCGGCGCAGCAACACCCGCCGAGGCGTCTGAGATCATCCGCACAGAGGTCTACAAGATCCTGACGGAGCTGGCCGGTTATAAATACGATCCCGAGGTGTACGCCCGGCGAGTAAGGGATCGGGAAGGCTGGAGCGAGCAGCTCGCCGATGACGCGGACGACTAAAAAAGCCGCCGCGAAGCTCAATACCGCCATCGCCGGAGCGGTCAAACGCTTCGCCCCACCTGAGAGCCTGACCGTGGACGAGTGGGCCGACAAGCACCGCCGCCTCTCCCCGGAAAGCTCAGCCGAGGCCGGCCCGTGGCGTACCAAGCGCACCCCGTACCTCGAGGAGCCCATGCGGGCCTTTACGGATCCGAAGGTGCACAAAATAGTCATGGTGGCCGCCTCTCAGGTCGGCAAGTCTGAGCTCGAGCTCAACATCATCGGCTACATCATCGACCAAGACCCCGGCAGCATCCTCTACGTCCACCCGACCATCGACGACGCCCGGAAGTTCAGCCGCCTCCGCGTGGCCCCTATGATCCGCGACAGCAAACCCCTGAAGGCGAAGGTGCACGACGTCAAGGCCAAGGACAGCGGCAACACGATCCTCCAGAAGTCGTTCCCGGGCGGGATGCTCACCCTGACCGGCTCCAACAGTGCCTCGGCTCTGGCCTCCACGCCTGCCCGCTATATCATCGGCGACGAGCGCGACCGCTGGGCGACCAGCGCCGGCACCGAGGGCGACCCGTGGGCGCTGGCCGAAGTACGTCAGGCCACATTCTACAACGCCAAGGCGGTCGAGGTCTCCACCCCGACCATCAAGGGCAACAGCAACATCGAAACGAGTTTTTACCAAGGCACGCAGGAACGCTGGTGCCACCGCTGCCCCGAGTGTGGGGAGTACAGCGAGATCGTGTTCGACAATATCCACTTCGACCCGGAGGCCAAGAGGATCCGCGGGAAAAAGTCGTGGAGCCTCAAGAGCGGCGTCTCGTGGAGCTGCCCGGCGTGCGGCTGCTTGATCCCCGAGGACACCATGCGAAAGCAGCCTGCCAAGTGGATCGCCGACAACCCGGACGCCTACAAGAAGGGCGTCCGTTCTTTTTGGCTCAATGCCTTCTCGAGCCCGTGGACTCCGTGGGAGAAGATCGTCCTCAAGTTCCTCGACGCCAAGGATGACCCGCAGCGCCTCAAGGTCGTCTACAACACCCTGCTCGGCCAACTGTGGGAAGATCGCGGCGACCTCGAGGACGAGGACACAATGCTCGCCCGCCGTGAGGACTACGGCACCCGCCCGGACGGCACCCCTGTGGAGCTGCCTGACGGCGTGCTCGTGCTGACCTGCGGCGTCGACACTCAGGACAACCGCCTCGAATACGAGGTAGTCGGTCACGGGAAGTATGGCGAGACGTGGGGCGTCGTCAAGGGCTACATCATGGGCCGGCCAGACACCCCGGAGGTCTGGCAGCGGCTCGATGACGTGGTCGACCACGTCTACAAGTTCAAAAACGGCCGCGGCCTGAAGATCTCCATCACCTGCGTCGACTCCGGCGGCCACTTCACCCAAGAGGTCTATGAGGCGTGCCGGGCCCGCGTCGGCAAGCGCGTCTTTGCCATCAAGGGCAAGGGCGGCGACGGCATCCCCTTCGTCTCGCCCCCGAGCAAGGTGCCGATCCGCGACAACAAGCGGATCACCTGCTGGCTCTACACCATCGGCGTCGACGCCGGCAAGGCGACGATCATGGCTAATCTGAAGGTGCAGGAGCCCGGGCCAAAATACTGCCATTTCAACCGGCACCCCGACGCCGGTTATGACCTCAATTTCTTCAACGGGCTCCTCTCCGAGAAGCTGGTGCTCACGCACACGCGCCGCGGCGACCGCTGGGCGTGGGAGAAACTGCCCGGGCACAACCGCAACGAGGCCCTCGACTGCCGCGACTACGCCAACGCCGGCCTCAAGATCATCAACCCCGACATGGACGCCATCGAGCGCCGCCTGCAAGGGCTGGAGGAAAAACCGAAGGCCCCGCAGCAGCGACGGCAGCGGAAACGGCACAACCGGGCCGACGCCTTCGACGACTGGTAAGGAGGACAGACCACAATGAGAAAGACCCGCGAACAAATCGAGTACCAGCTCTCCATCAAGAGGAACCGGCTGGAGCTCTACCTGAAGCGAGAGGCCGAGATGCTGGACGGAGGCGTCCAGAGCTACGGCATCGGCTCGCGCAATCTGGCCCGCTACAACACCGACCTCGGATCCATCCGGGCCGCCATCAAACAGCTCGAGGCAGACATCGAAGCCCTCGAGGCCGCACTGAACGGCGAGAAGCCGCGAAAAGCTGTGGGAGTAGTGCCCCGAGACTGGTGAAAGAAGCCCCGAAAGGGGCTTTTTTCATAGGCCGACGCCGGGAGTTTTCGCTCCTTTTCTCCCGACTCGGCCATCTTCACCATGAAGGAGGTGAGCACCATCAGCAAAAGAAAAAGCAGAAGCCGCCCACAGAACAGGCGGCAGCAGCCGCGCCCTGTGAATAAGGGCTACGGCGACGCCGGCGCGAGCTGGCACAAGAAGGCGACCAAGGGCTTCAGAGCTATGAGCGGCAGCCCGAAGGAGGACATCGACGCCAACAACTACACCCTGCGGCAGCGTGCCCGGATGCTTTACATGGCGGCCCCGATCGCCACCTCTGCCATCCGCACCAACCGCACCAACGTCGTCGGCATCGGTCTCCAGCTCAAGAGTCGGATCGACCGCGAGGCGCTCGGCATGACGCAGGAGGCCGCCGACGCATGGCAGGCTCAGGCCGAGCGTGAGTTCGCTCTCTGGTCTGAGAACAAAAGGGCGTGCGACGCCACCGGCGTCAACAACTTCGCAGCCATGCAGCAGCTCGCACTCTCCTCGTGGCTGGTCAGCGGCGACGTGTTCGCCGTCGTGAAGCAGTACGAGCCGACGCTGCTCACGCCCTACTCGCTACGCCTGCACCTGATCGAGGCCGACCGAGTCGCCACGCCAACGACCTCCGGCATCATCACCCCGATGCTGCTGACCACCGGCAAGGCGGCCAACGGCAACACCATCTACGACGGCGTCGAGGTGAACGGCGACGGCCAGATCGAGGCGTACCACATCCGCAGCACCTACCCCTTCGAGCTCGGCAGCACGACGACAACGTGGGCCCGTGTTCAGGCATACGGCGAGCGGACTGGCCTGCCGAACATCCTGCACGTCATGGAGAGCGAGCGCCCGGATCAATACCGCGGCGTCAGCTATCTCGCGCAGGTCATCGAGCCCCTGCTCCAGCTTCGCCGCTACACCGAGAGCGAGCTGACTGCGGCGGTCGTCGAGTCGTTTTTCACGGCCTTCATCAAGACCGAGGCAGGCGCCGGCGACAACCCGTTCAACGAGGTCGGGAGCAGCCTGCCGGAGGTGAGCCGGGATCCTAACGAGTACGAGATGGGCCCCGGCCAGATCAACATCATGGAGCCCGGCGAGGACGTGACCTTTGCAGACCCCAAGCGGCCGGCCAGTGGCTTCAACACCTTCCTGCGCGCCATCTGTGAACAGGTGGGCGCCGCACTCGAGATCCCGGCCGACCTTCTGCTCAAGAGCTTCAACAGCTCGTACAGCGCCAGCCGCGCCGCCCTGATGGAGGCGTGGAAGGCGTTCCGCATGAGGCGCAAGTGGTTTGTCGATGACTTCTGCACGCCGGTATATGAGATCTGGCTCTCTGAAGCCGTCGCCCGCGGCCGCATCAGCGCCCCGGGCTTCTTCGCAGATCCGGCGATCCGCGCCGCATACCTCGGCGCCGAGTGGATCGGCCCCTCTCAGGGACAGCTCGACCCGACGAAGGAGATCACGGCCGAGATCCTCGCCATCGGCGAAGGCATCACGACCAGAGAGCAGGCGACCATCCGACTCAACGGCGGTCAGTGGGACGCCAACGTCGACCAGCTCGCTCGGGAAAACGAGAAGCTGCGCGCAGCGCAGGGGCAGGTCGACCAGAGCACAGCGGCCAGCGGCACGATCTCCGCAGCTCTGCGGGAGGCGATCGTCGCCGAGGCCATCAAAAGCATCAAGGAAGGAGACAAGCATGAGAACGCATAACACTCCCCGGCTCTGCGCCGGGCCTCAGACTGCGGGCACGCCGATCAAGTTCTGGAACGTCGCCAGCATCGGCGACGACGAGGGCGAGATCACCCTCTACGGCGACGTCGTGAGCCGTCAGCCTGTGGACTGGTGGACGGGCGAGCCCGAGCCCGGCCTCTACATCGCGCCCGAGAGCTTCATGGAGGATCTCGCGGCCGTCAAGGGCAAGAGCAACATCACCATCAAGATCAATAGCTGCGGCGGCGACCTCTACACCGGCATCGCCATCCACAACGCCATCAAGGGCCTGACCGGCCACAAGGTCGTCGTCGTGGAAGGCATCGCGGCCAGCGCGGCCAGTGTCATCGCCTGCGCAGGTGACGAGGTGCAGGTCTATCCCGGCAGCATGGTGATGATCCACGGCGTCGCCGGGCTGCTCTACGACTACTACACCCTCGCAGACCTGAAGAAGCTCCAGAAGGACTTCGACGCGAGCGAGCGGGCCATCGCAGAGATCTACCACGCCAAGACCGGCCTTGAGGTCGACCAGCTCCGCAGCATGATGACCCGCGAGACGTGGATGGTCGGGCAGGAGGCCATTGACAACGGCTTTGCCGACACCCTGCTCACAGACGAAGGCCCCGACGTCACCCTGAGCGCCGACAAGAAGGTGCTCCTCGTCGCCGGCATCCGGCACGACGTCAAGGGCTTCAGACACATCCCGGGGACGATCCCCATCGACAACAGCATCCACGCCGCCCCTGCGGCTGGAAATAAACACGCGGCCGCCAAGAACGACGGCCCCAAGAAGGAGGACAACAAGACCATGACCCTCGAAGAAATGAGAGCACAGCACCCCGACGTCGTGGCTCAGATCGAGCAGCAGGCGGCCGAAACTGCCAGAACGCAGGAACGCGCCCGCATCGAGGCCATCGACAGCATCGCCGCAAGTGTGGGCGACGCGCAGCTCGTCAGGGACGCCAAGTACGGCGAGACCCCCTGCACCGCTGAGCAGCTCGCGCTCAAGGCTATGCAGAAGCAGGCGGCCCTCGGTGCCAAGCACCTGAAGGACGCCAAGGCTGACAACGACGAGTCCGGCGCTGCCGGCGTCGGCGCTGCCCCTAACGGCGGCGAGGAAGGCAGCGAAAACGACGACAAGGCAAAGGTGGACGCCATCGTCGGCCTCTACAACTCCACCAAGTCTCAGAACGGAGGTAAGAAGTAATGAGCAAGAGACTGGACGAAAACCTCGGCAGCGTCGGCTATGACGGCCTGATCGTTGCCAACGAGCCCGTCGCTGACGTGTTCACCGTGACCATCCGCAAGGAGGCCACCGCCGCAGCCACCTATAAGCGCGGCACCGTGCTGGCCCTGTCTGCCGGCACCGCCGGCGACGGCAAGCTGGTGATCCTCGGCTCCACCGCGACCACCAACGAAACCCTGACCGCCAACTGCATCCTCGCCGAGGACGTGGAAGTCGGCACCACCGCGGACGTGACCGCGCTGGCCTACCGCACCGGCCACTTCGCCCGCAACAAGCTGGCCGTCGCAAGCGGCTACACCCTGAAGGCGACCGACGAGGAGGAGCTGCGCAAGGCCGGCATCCTGCTCTCCGACGCCATCGAATACTAAGAGAAGGAGGACAACAAAATGCCTTTTAACTTCTACGACACCCACACGCTGCTCATGGCCGTGCAGCAGCTCACCCCTGCTGCGACCTTCCTGCGTGACCGCTACTTCCCCACCAACGACGCGAGCGACATCTTCGCCACCGACGACGTGCTCGTCGAGTTCCGTGACGGCAGCAAGAAGCTGGCGCCCTTCGTGGCCCCTCGCAAGGGCGGCGTCACCGTCCTGCGCGCCGGCTACAATATGGAACGCTACACCCCGCCCTTCGTGGCTCCCCGTCGCGTCCTGACCCTCGACGAGCTGCGCAAGCGTGGCTTCGGCGAGGCTCTCTACTCTCAGCTCACCCCTGAGCAGCGCCAGCAGACCCTCATCCTGCGCGACGCTGACGAGCTGGGCGAGCTCATCACCAACCGCGAAGAAGCGATGGCCGCCGAGACCATGCTGACCAATGGCTGCGTGATGAAGCACATCGCCGACGACGTCGACAAGGCCGACGAGATGGAGATCCGTTTCTACTCCGAGGCCAGCAACCCCGCGACCTACACCCCGACGGACAAGTGGGACGCCACCGGCGGCAAGATTCTGAAGGATCTGGAGGCCATGATCCGTATGCTGACCAAGCGCGGCCTCCGCGCTTCTGATCTGGTCTGCTCCCCGGACGTGGCTGACACCATCATCAACGACGCGGCCGTGCAGAAGCTCCTCGACAACCGCCGCATCGAGATCGGCAACGTGGAGCCTGAGCTGCTGCCTGACGGCGCTGCCATCGTGGCCCGCCTGAACGTCCTCGGCCGCATCATCAGCGTCATCTCCTACGACCTGACCTACACCGACGACGAGGGCAACGACAAGCTCTACATCCCGTCCGGCAAGTGCGTCCTCACCGCTCCCGGCGCTGGCCGCACCGCCTACGGCGCCGTCTCTCAGGTCGAGCAGAGCGACGGCGAGTTCCACACCTACGCCGGCCGCCGCGTGCCGAAGTATGTGAGCAGCGCCGAAGGCAACAGCCGCACGCTGACCATCTCCAGCCGCCCGCTGATGATCCCCAACAACAAGAACCCGTTCATCGTTGCGGACGTCCTGACGGACTGAGCGCAGCAGAAAGGAGCAGAGCATGATCCAGATCATCAAGGGCACCTTCGGCTACTATAACGGCCGCAAGGTGATCCCCATCACTGAAGCAGACGGCCCTCAGAAGTTCGACGACGAGCTGGAGGCCCGTCTGGTGAAGGAAGGCGTCGCCAAGTACATCGGCGAGCTGGGCGAGACTGCCGAGCAGCCCGCACCCGCTCCCGGCGACGACGCCGACGAGCCTGCCAGCACCAACACAGCGGCCGACGAGGCCCTTGAGTACAACGAGGACATGAAGCTCGACGAGCTGAAGGAAGTGGCCACGCGCTATGGCGTGGACGCCTCTGCTATGCGCAAGAAGGCCGACGTCATCGCTGCCATCGAGGCCACCAAGGCCGAGCAGCCTGATGACGGTGCCGACGACGAGGAGCCCCCTCAGATCGGCGCCGCCGATCCCGTCTGATGGCCTTCAGCTTCAAGGCGATGGTCGAGGCTGACCGTCGGCGCACGTTTCTCAATCTCGACGAGTTCGGTGAGAAGCACACCGTCGAAGGCAAAGCCATCGCCGCCGTGCTGGACGACAACGCCCTGAAGGAACGCCAAGGGGGGCAAGAGCTGAGCGTCGCGGAGTCCTCTCTGCTGCTTTACGCGGCGGTCGAGGATCTGCCCGCTCGGCGCCCGGCGGGCGAAGGGCTCAACGTCGACGGCCGCGAGTACATCGTCAACGACTGGAGTGAGGACATGGGGATCGCCACCGTGGCCCTCGGCCAGACTGTCACCATGTAGGAGGTGCCCCATGTCCATCGTCAACAGCATCGAAACCGTCCGGGACTGGCTGACCGCCGAGGTCTGCCCTCTGGTCAAGCTGAAGCTCCCCGACGACAACGCAACGGACGCCTCCTACCCATACAAGCTGGTAAACCCGGCCGCGTTCTCGCTTTTCGTACCATCGAAGGACAGGACGCCCCCGAACATCGCCGCGCCGATCCCGTCGGTCTGCGTGCAGATCGTTCAGGGCGACGACGACCTGCTCCAGAGTGCCCGAGACATCAAGATCCGGCTCTGCTTCTCAGCGTGGGATCCCGGCTACCACGGGCCCGACATCTTCAAGCCGAAGGGCGACGGCAGCGGCACCTACATCCAGCAATACAACGAGGCGGCGGCCTCCTACTTCGTGAAGAACGGAGAGGGCTGGCGTGACGCATGGAATTTTGTGGACACAGCTCTCCGGCTGATTGAAAACGCCGAGTACCTCAGCGACCTCCGCGTCATCAAGGAGAAGGGCATCACCTTCGGCCCCGTCACGGAGCAAGACGCCGTCCCCGACTTCTACCCGTACTGGTTTGCATGGGCTGAGTTCTCCGTCGAGGAGACCCTGACCCGCAACCCGAAAAGCTACCAACACCTGCTTTAAGGGCAGCCGCTCGGCTGCTCTAATTTCATGCAAAGGAGGATAAGCAGATGGCAAACGAATACCTCTACGGCGCCTACGGCCACATCGGCGAGACCGTGGCACAGAGCGCCGTGCAGGCGGGCACCACGCCGGTCTATATCGGCACGGCACCCGTCAACCTCGTGCGCGGCTTCGGCGAGGCCGGCATCATCAACGCGCCGATCAAGATCACCAGTCTGGTCGACGCTCAGAAGAAGATCGGCTACTCGTCCGACTGGGGCACCTTTACCCTGTGCGAGGCCGTGTACGCGCATTTCAACAACACCCTCGGGAACATCGGCCCGATCTACGTCATCAATGTGCTCGACCCCTCCGCGGGCAAGCACCGCAAGGAGGCGGCCACCACCAAGGCCCTCACCTTCACCGGCGGCCGCGCCGAGTTCGCCAGCGACAAGATCATCCTCGACACCCTGACCATCGCAAAGAATGACAGCGGCAACTACGTCGAGGGCACCGACTACGCTGTGGACTATAACTTCACCAAGGGCACGGTCATCATCACCAGCCTGAAGGACGACGCGCAGCTCGCCGGCAGCCTGACGGCCAGCTTCAGCGAGGTGGACGACTCTGAGATCGCAGACAGCGACATCATCGGCGGCGTCACCTCCTCCGGCGAGTACAGCGGCCTGAGCGCGATCGCGCTGCTCTATCCCGAGCAGTTCGCGGTCTGCAATCTGATCGCAGCCCCCGGCTGGAGTCACAGCCCTGCCGTCTACAACGCCATGCTGACGGCCTGCAAGAAGATCAACGGCCACTGGGACGCCTTCGTCGTGGCCGACCTGCCTCTCGTGGACAGCACCGCGCAGGCGGTCGACACGATCACCAAGGCGATCGCATGGAAGAAGGCCAACGCCTTCACCGGCGAGCGTTCTAAGGTCTACTGGCCGCAGGCTGTGGACAACCTCGGCAACGTGTTCCACCTGAGCACGCTGGCCGTGGTCGAGCTTATGCGCGCTGACTTCAGCCACAACAGCGTCCCGATGGAGACCTGCGGCAACAAGGCCATCCCCGTCATCAAGCAGTATTTCGGGGCCAACGCCAACAACCGCGGCTTCGACCAGCAGACCGGCAAGGAGCTGACGCAGAACGGCATCAGCACCGCCGTCGCATGGGGAGGCGAGTGGGTACTGTGGGGCGACCATACGGCCGCCTACACATACGGCGCAGACGTGGATCCTCGCGCGATCTTTGACGTCTCCATGCGTATGCTCATGCACATCACCAATAGTTTCCAGCGCGAGTGGAGCCCTGAGATCGACAGCCCTATGACCCGTGCGCTGAAGGATCGCATCATCAACCGCGAGCAGGAGAAGCTCGACGGCTATGTGAGCATGGGCGCCCTGCTGGGCGAGCCCGTGATCCTGTTCCTCGAGAGCGAGAACAGCACCACGGACGTGATGAATGGCGACTTCCGCTGGGACATCGCCGTCACCCCGACCCCGCCCCTCAAGTCTGCGAGCGTCTACGTCGCCTACACCGACGCGGGCTTCTCTGTCTACTACGAAGGAGGTGACGAGTAATGGCAAACCTGTGGCTCGACCTGAAGGGCCCCATCCTCGCCGATACCGTCTATGTGGACGGCGTTCTCGCCGCCAAGGACGTGACCATCGCCCTGCCTCCCGTCAACCTTGTGACGGCTGACTTCAAGGCGATGGGAACCTACACGGCGCCGCTGCCCGGCCAGATCGAGGCGATGGAGGCATCCATCACCAAGATCGGCATTGACCTCGGCCTGCGCAGCCTCGTCAAGCTGACGAGCAAGACCATCGAGATCCGCTGGGCGCAGGACGTCAAGCTCTCCGACGGCTCCACCAAGACCGAAGGCTGCAAGGCGTTCCTCCGCTGCGTCTCCAAGGGCATCCCCGGCCTGAACGTGGATCCCGGCAACGCCAGCGAGAACGAGATCGCGCTGGCCGTCAGCCGCTACCAGCTTTTCGTCGCTGGCAACGAATACTGGCTGATCGACCAGCTCAACACCATCATGCGCGTCGGCGGCGTCGACTACGCCAAGGACATCCGCAGCGTCCTGTAACAAGAAGGGCGTCGCCTCCGGGCGGCGCCCTCTATTTATCGAAAGGAGACACACATGGAAAAGCTGACACTCCAGAACCCCATCACCATCAACGGCAAAAAGGTCAAGACTCTGACCTATGACACCGACGCGATCACCGTGGGAATGTTTGCCGATGCTGAGGCCCGCAAGCTCCGCGCGACCTCCAACAAGGGCGGCGGAAGCGCCGGCGCCTGCGAGCTCGACTACTCCCTGCACGCCTATCTCGCCATGATGGCGATCGTCGCCGTCAACAGCGACATCGACGTCAGCGACCTCGAGCGCATCAGCGGCCCCGACGTCATGGAGCTTATGAGGATCGGCCGAAATTTTACTACGGCGAGGTCGGCGGCACAATCCGAGGAAAGCGGCTCGGAGAGCTCGTCCGAGACTACTCTCGAGCCTTCCACACCTCAGTCGGCGAGCTCCGACGGGAACGCCTGACCGACTTCCTGATGGAATACTACGAGGCAGCCGAGGAGGCCAAGCGGCAACGCGACAAGGCCGCCTCAATGCCCCGGAATAACTTCAGGAAATACAGAAGGAGGTGACACTGATGGCAGGCAAAAACAAGATCATGCAGGCCGTCGTCAGCTTCGCCGGCACCATCGACCCATCCCTCGGGAAGGCGATGGACAACGTCGCGGGACACCTCGACAAAGTAAACTGGAAGGCCGTTGCCGTCGGTGCTGCCGTGGGCGGCATCGCTGTGGCGACGGGCAAGGCGGTCGTCGAGGCCGGGAAGTATCTGGCAGAGCTGGGCGACGACTACAACAAAGCCATGAACCAGCTCTCCGCATCTACCGGCGCCACCGGCGACGAGCTGGACGCGCTGGGCGAGAGTGTAAAAAACATCTACGCGCAGAACCTCGGCGAGGACTTCAACGACGTGGCCGAAGGGCTGGCCGCTACGCAGAAAGCGAGCGATCTGGCCGGCGAAGCGCTGGAGCAGGCCACCGCGGCCGGCTTCGTGCTGCGTGACACCTTCGACTACGACATCAGTGAAAGCGCCAGAGCCGCCTCGGCTCTGATGAAAAACTTCAACATCAGCGCCGAAGAAGCCTACGGCCTAATCGCCACCGGCGCACAGAACGGCGCAGACAAAAACGGCGACCTGCTCGACACCCTGAACGAATACTCGGCGCAGTTTGCGGCCCTCGGCCTGAGCGCCGACCAGTTCATGGGCTCCCTCGTGGAAGGCGCTGACGCCGGCCTGTTCAGCATCGACAAAGTGGCCGACGCCGTCAAGGAGTTCAACATCAGAGCGAAAGACGGCAGCGACAGCAGCGCCGAAGCCTTCAAGGGCCTCGGCCTCAACTCCGACAAAATGTTCGCGGCCTTTGCAGCCGGCGGCGAGACCGCGCAGGCTGCATTTTTCGACACCGTCGAGGCTCTGAACAAGCTCGAGGATCCTCTCAAGCGCAACGAGATCGGCGTCGCACTGTTTGGCTCGCAGTTCGAGGATCTGGAGGCGGGCATCCTGCCCGTGCTCGGTGACATCGAGACCGCAGCCTATGACGGCGCCGCCGCGCTCCAGCAGATCAACGACGTCAAGTACAACGACCTCGGCTCTGCCTTCGAGGCGGTCAAGAGGTCGACCGAAGTGGCCCTACTGCCTATGGCGTCGATGATTGCCAACACGCTGACATCGTTGGCCCCAATCCTGACCGACACCTTCGAGGAAATCAGCCCGGTCATCACCGACACGCTCAACGCTTGTATGCCGTTTGTGCAGGACTTCCTCGTCGGCATGGGCGACACCCTGAAGAAGGTCATGCCGATGGTCACGGAGCTGGCTGCGGGCATCCTGCCACTACTGGCTCAGCTCGTGGGCTCGTTCCTGCCGCCTCTGCTCGACCTCGCACAGCAGCTACTCCCGCCGCTCATGCAGATCGTTCAGGCTATTCTACCGCCGATCGCCAGCATCCTTGCCACCGTGCTCCCGATGCTGACGCAGATCATCTCGACTGTGCTGCCTGTGCTGGCGAACCTGATCGCCGCGCTGCTGCCGGTCATCACCCCGCTGCTGGAGGTTGCCCTGCAAATCGTCAACAGCGTCATCATGCCGCTGCTGCCTCCGCTGATGCAACTGATCGAGGCCCTGCTGCCCCCGGTCGTGAGCCTGCTCAATGCGATCATGCCGCTCCTCTCGCCCCTGCTGGCTATTCTGGAGCCCATCGCAAGCGTGCTCGGCACGATCGTCGGCTGGGTATCGAAGATTGTCAGCTTCGGCTCCGGCGTCATCAGCGAGATCGCGGGCCTGTTTGGAGGTGGAGGCGGCGGCAGCGCCAACGTCTCCGGCTATGCGACCGGCGGCTTCACGAGTGGCCCGTCCATCGCGGGCGAGGATCCGCGCTATCCGACCGAGGCGGTCATCAGCTTCAACCCTGCGTACCGCTCGCAAAACCTGTCCTACTGGGCCGAGGCTGGCCGGATGCTGGGCGCATCCAGCGAGGCCGACTACGAGCCCATCAGCAGCGGATCGGGCACGGCTGTGGTCTATGACCTGAGCGGCCTGTCCTTCTCACCTCAGATCAAGGTCGAGGGCGACACCGACGAGGACGCCCTGATCCGAAAGCTCCGCGACCTCGAGCCGGAGTTCATCGACTTCATTCTCGAGG